CACTATTCAGTGGCGTTGGCTAGGCCCTGTCTATGAAGACACCACTCAAGATATTTTGAATAACTCCATTGTTGTTCGAAATCTTCAAGAATTAGGTGTTGATAGCATTGAGGCACTGAAATACCTCTTTCCATCTAAAACGGATGAGGAACGAGCCGAGATGTTATCTGGGTTCCCATTCAGGATGGTGAATGAATTGCAAAGTGCTTACTCGCAATTCTCTCGCCTTGTGGGGGGAATGATGCAGACCCCTCACCCGCAATCACCGGACTTACCGATGGCTGCGGATCCACGACTAGATTTAACACCTTATCTGTATCGAACTTTAGAAGCTCTACAAAAGGAGATGAGTTATGCAGGACGCTACCGTCCAATCGATCCCACAGACGAGCCAAGTACCTCCGGCGGTCGCTCCGAGCAACTACGTGGCAGCAGCTCCGGCGGCTCCCTCGGCTCCGGCCCCGATGGTACAGGCTCCGGTGGATACGAGTTACCAGCAAGTACCGGGTCAAGCGAATACCAGCTACCAATCGAGCCCGTCTCAATACGCCCCCCAATCCCAACCGGCGGCACCCCAGGTGGCCAACCCATGGGAGACGGCATTCAACAAGGTGGTGGGCGTACTGAGCGCTCCAGTTCAATCCCCGTTCCAGGCAGCACCATCAGCTCCGACGACTCAACCTACCCCGGCAAGCTATCAACAGGCTCCCGCGCCCCAAGCTACGCCTCCATCGGAAGCGCTGACTTGGTCTCCCAGCCAGGAATTATCGCCCAATTATTCCCAAACTTCGCTGAATCCCTCCTTGGAGGAAGCGCAGTTCGACCAGGAGATCGCGGACTATTACAACCTGAGTCAGGAAAGTCGTCAGGTAATCGACGCGTACGGGGTGGAAGCTCCGGCAATCCTAAACGAGTACGCTCTAAATCTCGAAGGAATGCTCGATAGTGCAGTCGAGTGGGGCAACCGCGCCGCTGATTGCATTCAAGGTTACGCCTCATTCGCTGTTGATGAGTACCAGGAGAATCTTGCTTATAACGAGATTCTGACTAATCCTGATGTTCTGTCTGATTACACCCTGAAGTTCTTCGGCCCTGAAGGTCCGTACCCCGTGTACGAGTCTGAGCAGCAGCTGGAAACTCCTGGTTATCCGACTCAACAGATCCCTGTTTCCACGCAAGGTATGGTTCCCGGTGCTCCCGTGAACATGCCTGCTCCCCCTACCGCAGAAGCACCGCAACAACCTGGTGATTTCTGGGGTAGTTTCAGCAACCAAATGGATTCCAACCCTGCTGAGGCATGGCGTCTGTTAAACAATGCTCAACCTCAAACTGTTGCAAACAAACTGTTTGTGATGGAGTGAATTGGCTAGCCGTTAATTAAAAAATTAGCGGCTGCTAAAATTCATCTAGATCAGGCGTATTAATACGTCTAAATCTTTCACCAAATAAAGACTTTCGACACTGGAGGATAAACCAAAGTGTTTATTGATAATGATTTTCCCAAGATTCTTGGGGCAGAACTCTACCGTCCGCACCCGGCCTACATTGCCGAAATGGCAGTTGAGCCCGTTGTGGTCCATGACTTTACCCGTCAGCCCGGTCAAACTGTTCAGTTAGATCGTTACAAGTTCTGGGGTTCTCCCGGCACTAAGGATGCTCGTGAGCGTGTGTCCGACCAAACGATTGGTACTGCCAACAGCCGTAACATCACCAAGGAGAAAGTCCTGGTGGTGCTTAAGGAGTACACCGGTCCTGCTGATCCGGGCGATCCTACCCAACCTTCTACTTTCAAAATTGCTCGGGAAACCCTGGTTACCGCTCAGCGTCTGCTGCTCGATACCGGCAACCTGAACATGTTCCACCAGTCCATCGGTAGCCTGACGCTGCTTGATGACTATCGTCGTTGGCGTGACCGCGTCTTCATTGACGAACTGGCTAAAGCTGAAGCCAATGGCGCTGCTTCTGACAGCCAAGGTGGTTACTACTTCGCTGGTGGTAAGACTAAAGATTCTTCTGGCCGTATTTCTTACACCGCTGCTGAATTTACTGCCCAGGTGCAACAGTTCTCTGTTCGTACCGACTTGCTGACTGTTGTTAAGCAGCTCCGCAAGCGCAACGTTCCTACCTTCGCTGATGGTCTGTATCGTTGCATCTGCGACCCCACCTTCATGATGCACCTGCGTCGTGACGAAGACTTCCGTGAGATCGCACGTTACTCCGGTAACCCTGGTCAAGGCATGTACATGGCTAACCCCATGATGCCTAACAACACCAGCTTCTACATGGGTCCTCAGGCTGGTCAGGCCTACTTCCTGGCTGGTGAGCCTGTGATGCCTACTGGTGTCCAGTTCGAAGGCGTGAAGTTCTACGAGTCCACTAACTTCCCCACCAAGAACATCCAAGCTTCTTTCGACGACGGTTCTACCTTCGGTTCTCAAGAGATTGCTCAAGGTTACTTCTTCGGTCCTCAATCTGTTGGTGTTGGCGTCGGCGGTCCTAACGCTCAGGTGCTCATCAACAACAACGATGACTTCTCTCGCTTCATCATTCTGATCTGGCAACTGTACGCTGGTTTCGAAATCCTGAACAAAGATTTTGTGACTACTGCATTTAGCTTCGTCTCTGATGACGGTGTGATCTGATCTACGTAAAACAATAAACTCAATTTTTGGAGAAAATAAATGACTTATTTGTCGGCTAAAAAAATCTACCCAGGCAACTGGGCAGAAGCTCTGAACGGCTGGTACCGCAACATCGATACCAGCCAGGATGGCACCAACGATGGCTCTAATGCAGGTCCTACCTCTGTGTTAGCTCAGCCTGGTTGGCGTTTCTTCCAGCAACGTGGTTACGTTGAAGTCGCCAATTCTTCTGGTGATGGCGCTACTGCAACCGGTACCGTTATCGTTCCTTCCCCTTACAAGAACGATGACACTCGTCCCAACATCACCGGGATGTTTGTTTCGGGTAATTCCACCCTTCCTTGCTACGGCTACCGTGCCACCATTTCGGTTGCCTCTGGTTGGGACGGCACTATTGCTTCTGGTGTCTACACCAGCAGCGGTCAAGTGATTGCTTTTGGTGCAGACGGCCCTGGTCCTACTTCTACTGCTGATGCACCTTGTACTTCTGCTGTATTAGAGAGCGGCACCACTGACACTGGCCTGGTTCCCAGCGGTACTGAGTTCTTTGTTGGTAACTCCGCCGGTTACAGCGAAGTTCCCCTTCCTATCGCTACTGGTGAAATCACTAATTTCTATACTGAAATTACTGGTTCTACTGAATTCAAGGTCTTCAACAAGGCTAGCGGCGAAGCAACTACTACCACTGGTGGTTTCTTTATTTCTGATGCAGATAAGACTGCTAAGAAGAAGGGCTACATCGTGGTTGAAGTTTGCTACATCCAGCCTGACACTGCTTCCGACTACAACTGGGTTGAAAGCTATTTGAAAGGCCGCACTGTTAGCTAATTAGGTTAAACTGGGACCAGGAAAATAAAAAACTCTTGGTCCCTATGTCTACCTTATTCCAGCACAAAAAAACAGGTGCACGTGTAAAAGTAATTAGTGAGTGGGATAACGGCGATTGGTTCATGGTCGAAGATCAAGACGGTAAAGTTTTTACTGTTTACAGAACCGAAATTGAGGCTGACGCAGCTGCAACTAAAAAAGTTAAAGCTCTTCAGGTTAAAGACAAAGCCAAAAAGGAAGAGCCTCGGCAATTCCCTCCTGACACACGATTAAACATTAATGGTGCAACTGCTCAGATGATTGCCGATCACATTAAAGGGATTGGCTTGAAAACGGCAAAAGAAATCAAAGATCTTCAGATGTCGTTAACTGGTGAAAGATTTAACAGCCTCGAACAACTGAAGACAATTAAACGTGTTGACTGGGAATCTGTTATTTCGGCTGACCTAATTCGCGTTTAACATAAACCCCTGGCAACAGGGGTTTTTAATTATTAAATAGACTCTCGTATAATGAGATGATAGGGAGGATAAAGTGCAGCTTTCTGAGTTCGACAAAAGTAGAGTCAGGTACCATCTTGGTTACTTTGTAACAACTATTCCAGCAGGTGATTATGCCCGCCTGGAACAGGCAATGAATAGTATTCCTGATTCCTATTTTTACGATAAAGTTTCTATCCAAATTGGACGCTGTAATACGGCAGAAAACAAAACAGAAGTTGCATCGAATCCAAATACCCGATTTGAAAGTATTGCTGGTGACGTAGATCGTACGATTACGTCAAGTAATGCCAGGGAAGCCTTAAGGGTTTGGGATGACGTTTATCTCTATGAGACTGGACGTTTAGCTCAAATTCTTTACGTTCCTAACTATAAAGATCCAGCACAAGCACGTTATCGCTTTGATCGTTCTGGTTCTGAATTTATCCAGGCTTTACCTGGACCAGCCGATGTCGCTGTCGGT